AACTGGTGGAACGCCAACAACCATAAAATGCAATTACACGAAGATACAAGATTATATTTTGATTTATTTCTAACCCCAAAATAAATGAAGAAAGAAGAAATAGAAAATAAAATAAAAGAACTTGAAGGACGGATTGAAAAATTGGAATGGGAAAATCTTGAGGATTGGGAGAAACAACAAAAAATAGAACGAACACGATTAACCCCCTAAAATAAGAACTGATGACGTTAGCTTCTGCTTAGTATGAAGACCCTTGCTTTGCGGAAGTAAGTCGGGCGGGGTGGCGACCGGTGAGTCGCAATCTATGTAAAAGCCAAGACTGGTTAATCATTGGCAATCGGGACGCCGAGTAGATAAAACCATCTAAACCAAGATAGTTGCTAATCTTGGCAAAGTAAATGATGCAGGTCAAACCCTGCCCCCGCCTCACGAATCACGTCATCAGCTCCTATTTTAGGGTGTTAATAAATAATTTTAATAAAATGAAGGAAATCACAGTGGACGGAGTGGTGTATGTCCCAAAGGACTCAATCCCGACATCACTTCCGGCAAAAACATTGAAGGGATTGAAGTATTGCATTGTTCGGACTTATTCGGCAGGAGTATTCGCTGGATATGTCAAAAGCAGAAAAGGGAAAGAGGCGGTTGTTCTCAACGCCAGAAGGATTTGGTATTGGGACGGAGCGGCTTCACTTTCTCAACTTGCAATGGAAGGAACAAACAAACCAGAAAATTGTAAATTTCCACAAGAGGTTTATAGCATTGAATTAACCGAAGTAATTGAGGTTATTCCTTGCACGGAGAAGGCAAGATTATCAATTAAGAATGTAAGTATATGGAAGAAATAAATAAAACTGGCTCTGGCTATGGCTCTGGCGATGGCTCTGGCACTGGCTCTGGCACTGGCTATGGCTCTGGCGATGGCTCTGGCTCTGGCTCTGGCTCTGGCTCTGGCACTGGCTATGGCACTGGCTATGGCACTGGCTCTGGCGATGGCTAACCCCACTTAATCACCTCCATCAGCTCCTATTTTAGGGGAGAATCAAAATGAAATGAAAAAAAAGATTAGCAAAAAAACTAAGGTGGCGGCGACGCAAGCATTTACCGATTTGGGATTTTCTCTTCGGGATATTTCGGCAATGGTGGGAATTGATCAAAAAACAGTAATGAAATACCAAAAGGACGAATTGGACGAAGAATTCCAGCAATTCTCCAGCACAATAAAAAAGATATATCTGACGCAAGATTTTGAACTAAGCCAGCTCGCTTTGAAAAAAATCAAGGATAAAATTGATTCAGCTAGATTTTTTGAATTAGTTGGTCTTTTCAAGACAGTCAGGGAATTACAAAGAACTATCGGGCCGTCAACCGCCGTCCAAGTAAATTTCAATCAACACATCCAAAAAGAAAAAAACGAATTCAATGAAGATTAACTACCAAAAATTCATAGAGAGCCGATTAAAAATCGTCAACAAAAACGGCGAGGTTGTTCCGTTTATCTTGAACACAATCCAAAAAAAATACCAAGAGCGGAAAACCGGGAAAGACATAATACTAAAAGCGCGCCAGCAGGGATTTTCAAGTTTGATTCTTGGAGAATTCACGGCGGACTTTTTATTGAACGACAACAGTTATTCGGTGGTTGTCGCTGATAATTCCGATAACGCTACCGGACTTCTCGCGAGAGTAAAATATTTCCTGAAATCCTATGAGGAAATAACCGGAATCAAAGTTCCGCTCAAATACAATTCCAAATACGAGCTTTTTAACGAATCTATCAATTCAAGATACATAATCGGGACGGCGGAAAACACGGAATTCGGACGCTCAAAGACGATAACAAATTTGCATTTTTCAGAAGCCGCGTTTTACAAGCATTTTAGAAAACTTCTAGCATCTGCTTTGCAGGCTCTCACACCAACAGGGAGATGTGTGATCGAAACAACGGCTTGTGGTTTTAATGAATTCAAAGAATTCTGGGACGAATCAGAAATGAACGAGACAGGGTTTCAGCCCCTATTTTTTAAGGCAAGCGATTTTTACGATGCTGATTTTCTCTCGCAAAAAGAGGGCGAGCTAAAAAGATTATTCAAGCAAGAATATCCCGAAACCGCGATCGAAGCATTTTTGACATCGGGCGACTGCTATTTCTCAAATGAAGCGCTGGAACAATATCTCGTGAATGTTAAGCAGGCGATAAATTTTCAATTCGTATGAGCTGGCGACAATACCGAAACATTGAAAAATCCGAATTCCTTTTATTCTCTGTTGACACTGCGGCAGGCGGCGGGGATTATACCGCTTGCCAAGTGATGAGTAAAACAAAGGTTGATGTTCCTCTTGTTTTTCATTCCAAGTCAACGACTTCCGATTTCATTCCCGAACTTTCCAGAGTGCTCGAAAGAGTATTTGACTTCACCGGATTAAAGCCAGTCGCTTCAATCGAGCGAAACAACGGCGGGGCATTTCTCATTGACCGCTTGGCCGGTATAAACTACGCGAATAAATACGATATTTTCAAGATGCCGAAATACGGAAATGTGCAAGAGGGCGATCCGGCCCTTTTGGGCTGGCTCACTTCGCCGGCGACAAGGCCAAAGATGCTTCAAGAGCTCAAAGACGCTATCGAAAAGCAGGTTTTCAGAATTTACGACAAGCAGACAATAAACGAGCTTCTGTCGTTCGTGGTTGTTCAGACTTCAAGCTACTGGAAAGCGAAAGCGGAAGTCGGGGCGCACGACGATCTTGTAATGGCGCTCGCTATCGCGTGGCAGATGTTTCAAATCTGCCAGCCGGAAATAACCAACGTCAGCTCGGAAAAGGTGATGGCGGAACTTCCCAAAGAAAACTTATTCAAAGACGGATTTTATTAAAATCAATGGGACAGCAAATAAAACTGAAAAAAGTGAGAAAGGAAATCAGAAAGGCGCAAGAGGAATACTTGAGCCGCGCGCTTGGCAACTTCAAGCCAATGGATATGATAAAGCCAAAGCCGAGATTCTTCCCGAGATTCATTTGGAATCTTCTCATCGGAATATTCTTAGACGTAAATTTCAAAATAAAAAAATGACAGAAAACATCGCCCCAATCGCGCAAATAGACCGGCTCGCGCGGGAAATGAAATTCGGAGTAATGCAACTTTCCCTTGAGGTGCACGACAAAAAGATTGTCGGCATCTCTGGGCCGAAATTTCGCCGGAAGAAATACCAAGTGGATGGATATAAATCAATGCTGGCCGATATGGTGGTGGAACTCGAGAAATGCCGGGATCAGGAAGCGAGCGGGACGATAACATTCACAGTCAAGCTCCATAAAGGAGAATCAAAAGAGCTGTATGTTCAGACGAATTATCGCCAAGTGTTTGACAAAGATTTTCCATGTGATATAATATAGCCAGAATTAGTCTACTCACAACTCCTCCGTGAGCGACTAGCACTCTTTTTTGTGCTGGTCGCTTTTTTATTTTATGACAAAAGACACAGCCCTTCTCAACAAAATCAAAGAACGTTTCAGCAGCGCGGAAGCGTCGCTTGCAAAATACCGCGATGACTCCGCTTTCCCGTGGACGGAGCGGGAAGCCCTGCTTTTGGGAGTGAACCAAGACAAAATTTCCTCCGAAGTAAAATCGCAAGTAAATACTCAAGACCTTCAAAATCTGGTTTTGGACGGAGCCAGCCGCGTGATGGCCCAGATTCCAACCGGCAAAGTTCAGGCTTTCACTCAAGACGACGCCGGGAAAAATGTTTTGATGAACCTCGTCCTTGACAAGCACGTTTTGGAAAATATCCACTCGGCAATGTGGCCGTGGCTCATAAAATTCCGGGTTTGGGATATGTACTCGCGAATTTACGGAGCAATGCCGATGCTTGCCACTTGGCGGGTTGACAAAAACTATGTCGGACCGGACGGCTATCTTCTGAATCCCCGCAGTTTTCGCCCGCAAGCCGGAAAGGTAACGATCCAGGAATGCGATTATGTTTTTGTTGATTCTTGGGTTTCTATTGCTTGGCTCGGGCAGAGAAATAAGGAAATTTGGCAGAATATCCCCGAACTCATAAAAGAAGCCAAAGACAAAATGAACTCGAAAGCGTCCGCCAGCAATGAGGATCTGACCTATACCGAGCAACTGCAAAGGGACGGATTCTCCGGGGAGTCGGGAAAATACGGCCAAGTTCTTCTTCGCACGCAATACGAAAAAGACCGGTGGATCACTTACGCGCCGGAACACGACATAATCATTCGCAATATTAAAAACCAAAACGGGGATGATGAGATTCCGGTTGTAATGAAACAATGCTTTCCCCTTATGGACAGAATATACGGGCTGGGTGAATTTGAACGGGGAAAAACTCTCGCTTACGCCATCAACTCGCTAGTCAATCTCTATATGGACGGGGTGAAGATGAGTATTTTCCCTCCGCTCATTCTCAATCAAAACGGAATTGTGGCCTCCTCGATAAAATACCAGCCGGGCGCAAAATGGCTTGAAAAACAAGCGAACGCGATCAGGCAACTTCAGCTCTCCCCTCAAGGAATGCAAACTTTCCAAAGCACTTACGGATTTCTGAAAGCGGCGCTTCTCAATATGGGAGCGACGACTGACACTTCCGTCTCAAAAGATACTGATCCGGGTTTCGGAAAAACTCCGAGTGCGCTTCAAATGCAGGGAGCGCGCGAAGGCGCGAGGGATAATTGGGATCGGCACATGATGGAAACGGCCATCAGCGAACTTTTCAACCGCTTTGTCAATATGTTTCCCAGAAGCCAAGAGAAGCCGATTAAACTGGATATTTTCAAAAAAGAGATTGAGAAAATTCAAAACTTATACCCAAATGAAAATATTGTCGAGGTGTTTAATTCAGGCGAAGCCGGACGGGCGACAATCGGAACGGACACTTTCAAGGAAAACGGAGACCCGATAAACTTCAGATTTTATATCGACCCCGGGACGACAATGAAAAAAGACGACGCGATTGAAAATCAGACGATCGGAAATCTGATGGCGCTCGTTCTCAAAAACCCGATGATAATTCAGGCCCTTGAAATGAAAGGGCAAACGGTCGACATCGGGGAAATGTTCAAGAGATATCTTATCACTTCGGGAACGCAGGACTGGGATAAAATAATAATTCAAAAAACGGAAACTCCCGAAGGAGAGCCGGGAATCGGGCCGGATTCAGCCACCATTCCCGAAGAAATCCCCCAAGAATTGCCAGTAATGCCGCAAGTCGAGCAGGAAACTGCCGATATGATGGCGTAATAAAATGGAGACGGATGTTCCAATCACAAACACCAGTTTTTTTGAAGGATTCAAAGAGGTTAAGGACAAAGACGCCGTTTTGACTTCCGATGACAAAATTTTAGTAACGGCCGAAACGGAAGGCTGGAAAGATATAAAAAACTACATCAACGCCGTGATCGAAGAATTGGAATCGGGCGCTGAAATCAATCCGGGCGAGAGTTTGGAAGTATACGCAGCTCGTCGAATGGCGATTGACATATCCAAATTGAAATTAAAGCAAATAATTGACCATGTGGAATCGATCGCAAAATACGTCAGGGAAAACCGAGAGCCAAAATGACTTGGCGCTGCGCCCGGAAGTTTATGAGACAAATCTCGAGGAACTGGTGCCGTATGTTCACCTGAAAGGGCACGTTTGGCGCCAAGAAGGGCCGTATATCGTTTGCGACAGTTGTCCAGTCAGGCATTCATTCTGCATCGGAATAGATAAAATTTTATTGGGAATGGACAAGCAGGGAAATCCGATTATAAAAAAACGCAAAAAGGTTTAGATTTGTTCCCGGCGGTCGATACGGGAACAACTCTAAGCCCTTTTGGGCCATAAATCGTAAGGACGACCAACGCACTGGTCGACAAAAAAATTATGCCAGAGGAAGCAAAAGTCGAAGACAAAATCGCTTATGCGATGGCAGGCGTTCCGCAGGAAGAGGGAAACGCCGGGGAGGAGACTCCCGCCGAAGAAACGACATCTTCGGAAACTTCCCAAGAGGAAAAGCCGGAAGAGGCTGGCACGACTACTCCGGAGGGTGAGCAAAATGAACAAGCTCAAGAAACTCCCGACGAACAAAAAGTCGAGGAAGAACCCCAAGAACGAGAGTATCGGCCGACAAGAGCCGAACGCCGGATTAAAAACCTTCTTGAAGAAAACAAACGGCTGAAAAGTTCTCTCACTAAAAGAGAATTGCCGTGGCACGAAGGAGAAGAAGGCAATGAGCCGCAGGTTCTCACTGAAGAACAACTTGACGAGATCATCGAACAGCGCCTTTCGGCGCGCGAGGAACTTGCCGAGCAGCGGAATATGGCCAACGATTGGGTGAAGGATTATGAAAAAACAATCAAGACTAATCCAGAGCTCGATCCTAAATCTTCTTCCTACAACAAGGAACTTGATGAGTTGCTTTCGGAATTTCTGACCGATTCGGACGGAAATCCCCGATACAATATTCAGGTTTCCGTGGCGTTGTCCCGCCTTAAAACAGCGCTCGAAAACGCCAAAAAAGTCGGAGCGGAAAAAGCGTCTATAAAACTTGCCGATCAGGCGGAAAAAGGCGCGATTACCTCCGGCGAGAGCGGGGATGCCCCCAAAGAGGACTCGTGGGAAGACTTGGACGATCTGATGAAAACGGATCAGCAAGCATACTACCGGCGCCTCAAAGAGGGAAAACACCCAAAAATTTAATAATTTAACTCATCCGCAAAGAGGTGATGCAGGTATTCGAATAAATGCCCGCAACATTCGGAACGACTGTAGCGCAAGAGTATACAGCGAAAGTGCTCAAGGTTTTTTTCGCCCGAAGCATCTTTGACGATATCACCAACAAAGATTACTTCACGCCTGGCGACTCAAACCCGCGCACAACCAAGAATATCAAATCGCGCTTTCAGAAGTTCAACATTCCAACCCTTTACTCAAACGGTTGGTCTACCTTCTCCGGATCTGACTTGTCATTCACGGCTATCACGGAATCAATCGCCACTTTGACTATCGACCAGTTCAAAGCATTGGCTGATCTTATTCCTGATCTGTCTGTTTTCAAGTCGCAGGTTAAAGATCCGAATTCGACTATAATTCAGCAGGCCGGCGACAAGCTCAAAAAGCTGATGGACCAATACGCCACTTCTTTTTGGTCTGACGTCGCGTCCGGACACTGGCTTGGAACCAACTACACGACCGGAACAGTCGCCGTAACGACTGGGACTGGTGCAGTAACCGGAACTGGCACGACTTTCACCGCTGCGATGGTTGGTAAGCCCTTCAAGGCTACTGGTCATTCGGCTTGGTACCGGGTGAAAACCTACACCAGCGCGACGTCAATCGTCATTGAAGACGACAGCGACGACGAAACATCAGCTTACACAGGTGGGACAATCAGCGCCGGTGCGACTTATGTCATCCAGGCGAACACTGCGCTTGCGACAACCAAGACGGAAATCGCTGGACGGCTACTCACATTGAGCCAGATGCTCGATGACGCGGAAGTTCCGCAGAACGACCGCTGGTGCATCCTTCCGGCTGACGCAAAGTCGGCTCTTCTCACGGCAGCCGAATTTAACCGAGACATTGAGGTTGTTTACAAGGAAACCGTGCAGAACGGGAAAATCGGAAAAGCCTACGGAATGGATCTTTATGTTCTTCCTTCGGCCAATGTGGCTGGTGATAATACCGATGGCTACAAAGTGATGGCGGGGCATAAGTCATTCCTGACGGCTGGCTATGGCTTCATTTCTCCGATCGAAGTCGTCAATCCCGAGAACAACTTTGGATCAAAAATCAAAGGTCTGTTCGCTTACGGGGCTAAAGTGGCTGACGAGCGAAGAAAGGCGGCTGCGATGCTTCTCGCGACATTCTCCTAAGATTGTTGCTCTATTCTGCTCCTTTCGGGGAGCAGAGCCAGAGTAATAATTAAATTCTCCAAAATGGAAAAAGAAATCAAAGAACGGCTCGCCGAACTTTTGGAAAACGCGGACGCCCTCACCGAAGAAGAAAAAGGATTTGTCCGCGCGAGAAGAGACTATCTCACCAAAGAGCAGATGGTCGCCGCAAAAGATATTCTCGGCGAGGCAAAAGTAAAGTCCGTTTCAAAAAAGAAGAAAAAATAAGTGAAACCTGAAAATTTCAAAAAATATCTCACTGAAAAGTCCCAAGCTGAAGACGGACAAGATCTTGTTGGACGTCTTCTGTTTTATCTTCTTAATTTGCAGGGGCAAAAAAACAGGGACGGCAAAGCGGAATCGGGGAACGAGGCCAAGCGCCACGCTGAAAAGGTCCGCTATCTCCATTCGCTGAATTTGCAAAATAAAATAAGCGAGAAGATTCTGGGCGAGATAAAGGATATTGTCGAGGAAAAGGAAATAGACTTGTCTGACGTTCTTTCATCCCTTGCCGAGATAAATAATTCGCTGGAAAACGGCCACGCGGCGGTGATTGACACCATCGGGGAAATGATTGAAAAACACCCGGAAACACTTGCAAAGCTGGATGAGCTTGCGAAGGCCGTAAAAGGAGCCAAGCCAAGGGAAATATCCTTTTCGAAAATCATTGAATCGCAAGAGGCGGGGTACACCGTTCTTGGAAAACTAATTGTCTCGCTCACGGAAGCCGTAAAAGATATTGAAATCCCGAAAAAAGTCGAGATATCAAAGCCGGTTGAAGTTGAAAAGCCGCGCTGGTGGAAAGAATTCACTTTTTCTTGGGAGCCGCTTGAAAAAATATTTGAGAAACTCAAAAAGTGGACTTTTTCCGTCAAAGTTGAGAATCAAATTGATCTTAAAAAATTTCCAAAGGAAACGGCAAAAGAAATCTCCGACAAACTGGCAGAGATTCTGCCGAAAATCAGAAGCGGAAACTGGGGAAATATTTTCAACTTTGACGGAAGCGGGAACTTGAAAGTTTCGAGCGAGGGCGATTCGACCGCCTATAACTACATCCAGTCTGACGAAGACGCGACCTACAAATACTACGGGTTCGCCTCAGCTGATGGCTGGAAATTCAAGCGAAAGACTCTCGCAACTGGTGTCTGGGAAGTGGCTAGCGGAACAGGGGATTATGACACCGCTTGGGCAGACAGAGAAAATAAGGATTACGATTATACTTAATATTTAATTCTATGAAAAAAGAAAAAGTAGAAGAAGTGAAGGAGGACAACAAGCTAGAGCTTGCTATCCGACTTCTAAAAGAAAAGATTTGTCGCAAAATGGCTCTCAAGGTCGAGGAGCTGGATAAAAAGACAATCACAATAAAGGATAATAAGGTAACCATCAAATAATATGTCGAAAGGAAATACATTTGAAAATGACCTCTTGCAGCTCATTTTCAACAACGTAGACATTGCGGACATCGGAGACGCTTCAGGGCTTCAAAATTCAGCAACAACCGGAAGCCTCTATGTCGCGCTCCACACGGCTGACCCCGGAGAAGGCGGAACAGCGCAAACCAGCGAGTGCGCCTACGGGTCTTATGCGCGAGTGGCGGTTGCTAGAACTTCAGGGGGCTGGACGGTTTCAGGAAACTCGGTGACCAACACGGCTCAAATCCAATTCCCGGAATGTTCTTCTGGTTCTGAAGTAGTGACCTATGTTTCAATCACGACCGCTGGGTCTGGGGCAACTAAGATTCTGTATTCAGGTGCATTGACAGCTTCGCGGTCGGTAAGCTCCGGTATTACTCCGCTTTTTGCGGCTTCTGGACTAACTGTAACTGAAGACTAATATGAAAACTGTTGAAATGAGTGCCTCTCTAAAAGGGAGAGGCGACTTATCAGAGATTAAAAAGAATAACAATTTGAGCGACAGCTCGGTTGTGATTCTAAAGCACACGTTTTTCGCTCTTGCCGCGATTGAATTTTTCCAAAAGGGAAAAGACGGAATTTTCGCGGAAGACATTAGGGTGAAAGATGAAAAGACAGGTCGAGAGTTTAGCTTTAATCTAAGTGCTAAAGAATGCTAACCGGAATCAAAGACATCATAGATGCAGAGCAGGAAGGAAGATGCAGATATTATCGGTTCAGAAAAGTCCCATCGCAAGGTTCAACCGCAGGGATTTGGTTTGATATGTCTATGAGTCCCGGTATGCCAGTCCCGAAATATTGGTTTGATGCCGCGCCCCTTACTGCGAAGGCTATCACCCAGTCGGAGGACGGGGGATTATTTCACGGAGCAAATGTTTCACCAAGTGAGAAGTATCTTCGCTCGATTCAGATTCAAGGGTTTTGCTCCTCGACCACGACCCCTTGCCCGATTACTATGGTTCTATGCGATTATCTTCTCTATTACCCGACCGTTGATGACGGGACAACTGACGAGCAGACAATGACCAACACTGTCACGCTTCCAAGATACACGGATGGAGAGGGAGTCCAGATGATTGCCGTCACCACTGGGGCAAGAACAGGAAACCAGTATTTCACGATTAAATACACCAATCAGGACGGGGTAGCTGACAGGGTGACGCCTCAGCTTAGGCAGAACACCTCAACCTCTGTGGGCTCTATCACGAACTCAGCGTCCACCCAGGTTAATGGAGCTAGCGCGTTCATACCATTGCAAGAAAACGACACAGGAGTTCAACGGATTCAATCAGTGACAATGCAGGGAGCAGATACGGGGCTGTTTAGTGTCATCTTGGTTAAGCCCTTAGCCTATATCACCCTCAGAGAGGTGGTTGCCTCAACAGGTGTGCTGGTCGGGGTCGCCAACGATAAGGATTTTTTGCTCTACGACAACACCATTCCGAGAATCTACGACAATGCTTTTCTGAATTTCGTGATACATCCGACCTCCACAACCATCAGCTCAACGACGTTCACAGGAGACTTGAAAGTAATTTGGAAATAATTATTAAGTTAAAACTATGGCAGGATTCGCAAGTTTCGACCAAGTAATCAGCGCGTTCAGCAATGGTCAAAAGTGGGATGCCACTTGGGGAAAAAACTTTAATCCCACTGCGGCGGCGGTGGCTAATGAGTGGCATACTCTTTTTCGTGGAGGTGGTAATCCTCCAGCTGACGCAATCTTTGACGCTGGAACAGCCCTAAACTTTCAGGCAGTCAAAGACTCAACAAGTTCGGCAGCATCTCTCCTTCACGGGGGGAACGTCCAGCCGACCTACTATAAGTATCTGGCTTCAGGGCACGTTGTGACGGCGGCGGCGACCACCGTGCCTAACGTTATATCACTCGTTGATGTGATTGGGTTTTACAGGGTCACAGCCGTGACCACTACGACTGCTCAGTCAACCACGAACACGCTTTCCCAGACAGACACCTTCACGGCAGAAACCTCTGATCTCTGCACATTTACCTCGACTGCTAACATTCCATCGAACCTATTGGTGGGAACAAGGGTGAGGTGCACGACCTCTGGAACACTCCCGGCAGGGCTCTCAACGGGAACAGACTACTACTACATCCGGGTATCAGATTCAACCTTTAAGTTGGCTTCTTCTTACGCCAATGCGATAGCAGGAACAGCAGTTGACATCACCGACACTGGCTCTGGAACGCACACCCTAAACTGGTTGCTTCCGAGATACACGAACGGGGCTGGGGTGCAGGCGATATTCTTCAACCCGCAGGCAACGGCGTTGGGAGCAGGAACGCCGAACCTTATCCTGAGCTACACCAACTCAACTCAAACTGGCTCAAGGGGAACGCCAACAACCTATCCAATCGGAAAGACTGCCGCTTCAAACTCGCATATCCTATACACGGGAGCAACAGGAACAGGAAAGTATAACTATGCAGTGCCGCTTCAAGCTGGTGACGCAGGTATAGCCCAGATAGACTCGATTAGAAATGACGCTACCTATACTTCCGGGATGTATTCAGTTGCAATGATTAAAGAAATTGCCCGCTTTCCGATTAGCACTCTTGGGCTTGCCTCAGAGCGGAATTTCTTAAACGAACTTCCCTCGCTTCCGAGAATTTATGACGGGGCGG